ACAAAGCTACAGATAAAGGATGGGAAGTTATACCTGACGATGTTAAGTTGTCTGGCACTGCTCCTGCTAAAGTTACAGAAAGAAAGCCAACGTCTGTTGCTGTTACTAAAGAAGACAGAAGGGCTTACAATGCTGTGCTGTCTGAAGAGCCAGAGATTGCAGCAAACTTAGAGACTACTACTTTTGGTCTTACACTAGATGCAGATCAAAAAACAATATTAATAGATAAGGCACATCAAATCTGGAAGAACGCTGATCCTGCAATTACTAGAGAAGCAGCGTTAAGACAAGCCGCAGGAGTTACTAAAGAAGAAGACTCTGATAAGTTTGGCACAGTTACTAAAGGATAAGAAATGTCTAATCAATATACATTGACTCTTCAAGACATACAAGGCTCTCCTAATCTTAGAAACTTAGGTGCTTTAGCGGGAGATGTTGTTGAAGACAATAATCTAGTTCGTGTGTTTTCTAAAGACGAAGACGCAATGACTAATGGTTATTTTATTACAAAAGAAGATATTATTAATTCTCCAAATTTACAAAAACTAGGAGCTAAAGCAGGTGAAAGAATTGTTGATGGAAAGTATATAAGCTCTGAAAGAGATGATGCTTGGACTCAGTTTAAGTACGCTTATGACAAAGCCGAAGGTTTAATTTCAAACACGGCTGCTATACTTGAAGCTCGTTTCCCTTTTCCTGAGTTTAATATAGATTTTAACGGCTTTAATTTTGTAGATAAAGACGATAAGTATGGTGAAGGTTATAACCAAGCATCTCCTGATGAAAGACGAGAGATGTTGCTGCGTCAAAAAGAAAGAGAACTACAAGAAGAGTATGGTCAGTTCTTTGAAGAAGACGAAGGCTCACTGGCAGGAGGCGCAGGTAGTCTGGTAGGGGCGCTTGCTGACCCTACTACTTTAACACCTATAGGTACTGGTTATAAAACAATGGCTGCTATGTCTGGTCTGTTAGGTGGTGCGTATAGTGCCACTGAAGACTTAGCTCAGACAGGTGAAGTAGACCCTGCTAAAGCGATAGTAACTGCGGCTGCTTCTGCTGTGGCTGCTCCAGCTATGGTTGCTGGCGCTAGGTATGTAGGCGGCAAGGTAGCTACTAAGAATGCAGACAAGTTAGTAACCAAAGCACAGAACGAAATAAATGACTCTGTAGCTAAAGGTATCCCCGCAGACAAGCCTGAAGTTATACTACAGTCAGCAGGTATTAATCCTGCTAAAGTACAGGCAGCTTTGTCAAACACTGGTAGACAGTTAAGAATACCTGCGTCAGCTACACGGGCGCAGAAAGCTATTGATGAAGCGATTACTAACGATAGCGCCTTTACTAGAACAGTAAGCCCTACTCTTGATAAATACTTAGGTACTTTATCTACAAGAATACGAAACGTCAGTGAGCCTGTCTTTGCTCGTTTACGGGCTTATGAGTTTGAGATACACCTTAAGACACAAGACACACTGAATGAAGTCAAACCTTTCCTTACTGCGTTGTATGAGCAACCTACTGCTGTAAAGAATAGAATAGCTATGCACTTGTACAACGGCAACACAAAAGCTGCTGAAGGATTAATGCAGGCGCGTTCACCTGAACTGCTTAAGGAGTACACAGGTACTGTTAAAAAGGTTATAGAACGTACAGGTGAAGAACTTAAAGAGTCTGGCTTTAGATTTACAGGTGTCGAGAATTACTTTCCTCGTTTAGTTAAAGACTATCAGGGGTTAAGAGAATCTTTAGGTAAAGAAAAGCAAGGACTTATAGACAAAGCACTGTCGGACTATGCTAAGAAAAAGAAAACTTCTGTAAGTAACTTGAAAAATCAAGAAAGATCAGAAGTTATTGACTTGACTTTGCGTGGCTATCGCATGGCAACAGACGGGCCTTCTCCTCGCTTTATTAAGCCGCGTACATTGCAGACTATACAGCCCGAACAGATGAAGTATTACGCTGACGCTGCTGAGTCCTTGTCTATGTACTTGCGTGGTTCTGTAGATAACGTAGCTAAACGTAAGTTCTTTGGACGATCCACCATTAAAGACGATGCAGGTCTTACAGACTTAGAGCAATCAGTTGGTAAGTTAATTGATGACGAGATGGCAACAGGAGCAATACCTAGAGACAAGCAAGACGAGATAATAACTTTGCTTAAGTCTCGCTTTGTTGGTGGAGAACAGTCACCGTCCAAAGCAAACACCTTATTAAGAAACACAGGGTACATGGGGACTATTGCTAATCCACTATCAGCCATCACTCAGTTAGCTGATATTGCTCAATCAAATGCTTTATATGGGTTTAGAAATACTATAGCTTCTATGTTCGGTACTAAAGAAATGAAGCTAATTGACGTAGGTCTTGAAAACGTACTGACTAAAGAGTTAGGTGGTGACATGTCTAAGTCTGGTCGGGCACTTTCTGCAATGCTTAAGGGTGTTGGTTTTTCTACTATTGATAGACTAGGTAAAGAAACTTTGATGAATGCTGCATTGAAGTCAGCAAGAAAACAAGTCAAGACTCCTAAAGGTGAAGCAGCCTTTAGAAAAAAACATCAAGGTATTTATGGTGACGAGATAGACTCTTTGGTTGCTGATTTAAAAGCAGGTAGCATTACCCCCAATGTTAAGTTGCTTTCTTTTAACAACCTTGCTGACATACAGCCAGTTGCTCTCATGGAAATGCCTCAAGGCTATCTTGATAATCCTAACTGGAGAATCTTGTACATGCTTAAGTCTTTTACACTAAAGCAGTATGACATTGTACGAAGAAACATTGTACAAGAGTGGAAGAAAGGCAATAAAGTACAGGCCACAAAGCAAGCCGCTTTACTAGCAGGGTACTTAACAGCCGCCAATACAGGCGTGGGCGTGACTAAAGACATACTAAACGGCAGAGAAGTGCGGCCAGAAGACCTACCTGAAAAGGCTTTATGGGCTTTGCTTGGTGTGTTTGGGATGAACAAGTACACCGCTGAAAGATACCTTGGTAGAGGAGACATTAAAGGTGCTGCCCTAAACACTTTAGCCCCTGCTACTCCATTAATAGAAGCTGCTTGGAAAGGAACTACAGAAGTGTTTGAGGAAGAGCCTGACTATGCTCCTGTATTAAAAGGCGTACCTGTGATTGGCCCACTAGCTTACAACTGGTTTGGTGGTGGTGCAGAGAAATACAACGAAAGACTGAGGGATAGTGATTAATGTCTACTTACTTAGGCGGTACACAATATAGTTACGGCAGCCGCGTAGCTGACTTGACTCCAGAACAAATCGAACAGAACGCTAGAGATGCGATGAATTTAGCTCTTGACGCTACTCCTGTTGTTGGTGAGATTAAGTCAGGCAAAGAAGGTATAGAAGATTTCCAACAAGGGAATTATCTAATGGGGTCTTTAGGTTTACTGGGTGCTATACCTTTAGTAGGCTACGGCCCTCGCGCTGCTAAAGGTATGTTAAAGAGCGCAGGTAATTTTGGCAATCAAGTAGCTGCCAACATGCCTACATTGATTGATGGTTTTTATTCAGGGACACCTTACACTTCTTTTCTTAGGGATGCTATAGCGGAAGTACCTAGTGCTATAAGATCAAGAACTAACGCAACAGAACGTGCAACAGAAAGAGTAACGGGGATACCTTCTACTAAACTAGATGACATAGAGAATAAAAGTAAAGTTGCACAAAGAATGGAGAAGCAAGCGGCATCTAAACAACGAATGGGGAAAATAACACAAGCACTGGGAATGGAAAAACAAGCAAAAAAGTATAACAGTACAGCAGAGGAACTTCTTAAGAAATCAAAAATTTCTGGACAGGATTCAGAGTTTACCGCGATGTCTATTGAAGCAGGTAGAACCCCTGACATTACTCCTGTAAGCGAGAGGGGAGCTTTTTGGCAAAGTCCTTATAAGTTAGCCTATTATGATGCTGCTATACCGCAAGGAGAAGTAGGTAGAATTTCATCAAATATTGGCAACGCTCACAGAATAAAAGCTGACATACCTGAAAATATTATAGGTGCGGCTACTAATCATTTGGTAAACGGGCCACACATAACAACTAATCCTTTACAAAAGAAACTGTTTGAGTTTCAAATAAAAGCTCCAGAGGCCAGTAGAACATCAGGCATTACTGAAGGGTCGGGTGCAAAAAAAGGATCATTAATTATGCGTTCTTTTTTCAACAGTGCTACAGAAGGCACTAGCAGCGGCATTCAAAAGTATGCTAATAAAATTAAGTCATTAGAAAAACGTAATCTTACACCCGAAGATACAATAGAGTATGCACAACTAGCAGCAACTTTAAATAAGGACGCAGTTAAAAAAATTAATCTAGCTACATTTGGCGCGATGGAGAAAGCTGATCTTGAAGGTTCTGTTTTGTTAGATAGAATTTCAAAAGCAAGGGCAAATAAAAGAGCAGGCAAAGAACCTACAGCTACTCAACAAGAAGCTCTATTTACTTTTGAAAAGTTGCTCGAGTCAGGTAAAATTAAACTTGCTAGAATTACAGACGCTGACGGTACTGTAGTAAATAGTTTAGACTATGATAAAATTAAAAAACCAAATAAGTTTATAAAGACATCTACATATTTTGCTTCTCAACAAAAAGAATTAGGGGGGGTCAATCAATGGGTTGCTATTGATCCTTATAATCAGACTACATACGGAATGATTAGCGATGGGCACGATATTTTTGGATTGAATCCTATTGGTGGACATTCAGTAATTACTGCTCAACCTATAATGAAGCAGAAGTGGGCAGACGCTGGCTTTAAAAATCAACATGTAAGTAATGTCAGTAAGGAAAAGGTAAGTGAAGCTATTAAGGAAGTAGAGAAAAGGACGGGAGCTAAAGCCCCTGATAAGATACGCAAAGCTACAGGTGATGACTACTATACTGCCGCTAAAAACTGGACTAGAGGAGCAATGAGAACAAAACAAACTCCCACTGCTCAGGAGATTAAAGCCGCAGATAAATCACAAGCTAAAATAGATTCGGCATTAACTGTAGGTACAGGGGCAGGACTACTCACGGGTAGGCAGATGTTAGCTGAAGATAAAAATGATGAATAAAAAAGGGGGCATTGCGCCCCCAAGTTGTAACAAGTTATAACTAAACTATCTCACATGCACCACCGACACACGCTAACTCTTGACTCCCTGTCGTGTTGTCTTCCTCCTCAAACTTACCTAAGTCCTCCCAGTCTACACCCTCTGGCATGGCTGCTACTAACTCCTTGTACTTCTCAGCATCTATGTCTTCATACGGAGCTTGTTGATATACATGGTCACTATACGGCAACAAACTAATCCCACTACACAGATCAAAGTTATCCCATATCCACTGTGCTATCTGCAAGAACTCACTGTCTGTATAATACACTGTGATACTTGGTTTATGTTCGCACCAATGGTTCTGGTAGGCTTTCCAAAGTTCTAGCTGCTGCATTGCCCCTACCTGCTTAACAGTCACAGATGTCTCAGGTGACTTCACAGGGAAGCTAAACACTGCTGATGTAGGTGACATAACATCCTGCTCTACTGGGAATCCTGCTCCTTCCATGAAGATTGCAAGCGGGTCTTTCTTATCGCTACGGACTCTGCGAATGTAATGCTTAGAGAAGCGAGGATGGATACCACTAGCAGAATCGACAAGCTGAGATACAGTACCGCTAGGCTTAACACATGTAATAGCCGCAGACTGGTTAATACCAAGTTTCTCAGACCACTTCTTATTAGTGTCAACACATACATCCCGTACTTCCTCCAGCCACTTAGCCAAGTCCTTAGACTCTCCCTTACTCAACAGGTAATGATCCATAATGCCTGTCATGCTGACACCCAGTAGGGCTTCCTCTTCCGTGTTCTTCTTCCAGCAGTTACGCAGGTAACGGAAGTCTGTCAAGGTAGCCTGTAGTGTACCAATGATAGCAGCTATCTCTGCCTTCTTCTTGAGACTATCCAGTGTGTCGTCCTCACGCACTACAATCTCTGACAGGTTACAGAACTGGTTGCTGCGTAGGATGATCTCAGAGCATGGGTTAGTACCAAAGTCCTGCTCACTGTCACGCCTACCGTTACGCGCTGCAATCTTCTGTGCTGCTACACGGCTGAAGATACCACGCTCACCTGCCTTGCTCTCGTACATGTTCTGCATCTCTGACAGGAATGACTCAAAGTCTGGCTTCTCAGTGTACGCTACGCTGTTGTTAGCCAGCCTACGGTGGCCCTCGTTACGCCACCAGTCTCCTGACTTAGCCTTAGCCATACGCTGATCTGACAGGTTAGACAGGCTAATCAGAGCAGACCTACGCACACCACCGACCACTACAATGTCAGCAATCTTACACACTACATCATGGCACTCAATGCTGGTCAGCTTGCGTCCTGCTGCCTTCTGGAATATCTCTACGCAGAAGTGGAACAGGTCAACCAGTGGCTCTGGCCCTGACGCACGACCACCAAAGGTCTTGAGCCTAGCCCCTGCTGGACGTACTCTGCTCATGTCCCACTCAGGTATCTTACCAGCGTACAGCATAGCGATAAGCTCACGGAATGCAGAGGCCCAACCAATCTTGCTATCGCTGACAACGATCACACTGTCTGTCTTGTGGAATGTCTCAGCAACTACTGGCAGCTTGGTGATGAAGTTACGTTCAACACTAAAGCCTACACCTGTGCCGCACATTAGCACATACATTAGCTCGTCAAAGCTGCGCGGTGAGTCAATGGCTAAGTAACTACAATTAAATCCTGCTACGTTGTCCTTGTCGAGTGCATCACCTGCTGTCATCATGCAGCGCATGGACGGCATAACTTCCATGTTGTGTATAGCGTTGAACAGCTTGAGTGCTACCTTATCGTCTATCTGTCCACGGTCTTTCCAGAAGTCTACATATCTGTTGACAGTTTCGTCCCATCGTTCACGTCTTTGTTGATCTGGTAGCCAACGTGCGTACCTGCTCTTGTGTATAAACTGTTGATACTGATCCATTTTATTCTCCGTCATTCTCAAATACTACCATCATAGTTAGTTTGTTTAAGTACCAACCTGCTTTCTGTAGGTCTTCTACCTGCTTACCCTTGTAATCATAACGCCACAGATACTTCATGCAGTTGCCCTTGAGGTATCCTTTGAATGCAACACTGGACATGGACTCCTCTATTGCTTCAATGCACTCTATGTTGCCTGTGTTGTAATGCTCTGGGTTATTGACTACATCTACATCTTCCTCTTCCTCCCACGCCTCTGATGCTTCATCGTGTGCTGCCTTCATCCACGCTTCTAACCCTGTGGCTTGCTTTTCAATAGCTGGTGCTTCCTTCCGTAGTCTGTCCCAGTCTGCTGGTGTTGCGTCATTAAGTCTCATGTTCAAAGTCCTCTGATATTCTGTCAAAATCTCTGATTATCCTACGTTCAAATGCCTCTACTAAATCGTATGTCGTGATTGATAATAATTCACAAGTCAACTCTTCATCCAGATGCAGTACCAGTTTCTCTTTAAGTTCCTCTAGTGTCATAGCCATTAGACTTTCTTCCTTTTAATATACCGTGTCAACTCCTTGGCTGTCTCAATGGTGAAGTGTTTGAATCCTTCTTTGTCACACCACTCTCCCATTGTTATCTTGCCACCCTTGCGTACCTTCTTGCTAGGGTTTGACAACACAAAGACTAACTCCCACTCTGGCATTGAGTCTCGTATGGCCGTGTACTTCTGTGTATCACCGACCCTGAAGAACCCTTTGCACTCTACCAGTACCGCCTTGCCCTCATGTACAAAGTCAGGGAGGTACTTCTTGTGTACTGTGTAAGGTATATCGTATGGCTCAAACTTGTACTGTCCGTCTAGCTTCTCTGATAAATCCTTCTCAAGTCCTGATCTAAAAGCCCTCTTCATCTGCCTTGATCTCCTGTACGCGTGGTTCGTTTACTACGTCTACTAAGAACTTTGGCCCGTATGAATACTTGAAGACCCTTAACTCTGGGTAGCAGTGGTCTTTGAACTGACAGTAAGAGCAACCAATAGAGAGCTTTGAGTTTCCTGACTTGCCGTCTGGCACAGGCTGGTAACACCACTCCGCTGGTTCTGGCTGCTCTACTAGCTTTTTTATGTGCTTAACTCTGTCAGTAATGTCACCCTTCAGTACCTCATACACAGGAGCCTGAGTATCCTCAAGGTCATACTTAAGGTAAGTCAAGTGACCATTGGCCTTGTCCATAGCCAGCCAACCAAACTGTGTCTCGCCTTCTGAGTGAGCGTATGCCTTGATCTGATCTATGTAACCAAAGGGATCGTCAAAGGCCAGTGATCCGTCCTTGAACTTCTTGAACCCAAAGCTACTGGCAGACTTAACGTCAGTCACAATACCATCTATCTTGCAGTCCATGTGACCTATGATACCCTCTACCTCGCACACCTTCTGCTCGTCAGTGACTGTATGTCCTGCCATGCGGGTCAAGAACAGCAACATCTCCTCAATCAAGTGACCATACATAAACTTGATGTAGGTGTGAGGCTGTAGTTTCTCTCCCTCTGTACCGTTGACATGATTCCAAAGATACTTGTCGGTGCGGCCAATGTTAGACAAGCGTAGCTTGCGGTTATCCTCTCGCTTCTTCCGACCAAACTCAGTACGCATCAGTGCCTTGACACCTTCACCGAACTTGTCTATCTCTGCCTCTACGTCTACAGATGGGTCAGCGTCCTTGCTTTCCATCAGTGCGTAGATGTCCTGTACTACATCCTCAACACGCTTCATCATACTCTCCTATGATAGAATCAATCCATCGTTTAGCTATCTCTACGTCACACTTAAACCACTCGTTGCGCTGTTCAAACATGTCAGACAAACGCTTGTGTGCTTCAGCCTCTGTAGCCCTACGGTCTGGCGTGTCTACCACATAGGCTAACTCATAGTCCCTGTAAGGTGATGCTGTCTGATAGTTACCTGCTCTATCCTCTGCGTCCACCGCCATCCCTACCTTGACCCAGCCTTCCCATGCAGGATTGGTAATGACGTACACCTGACCCTCTGGGTTAGACTTGTAGTTCTCTAGGGAACTAAAGGCTGCATCTTCAAAACCCTTGTAACGTCCTGCTTTGTACAGGGGGTGTGTCTTAGGTACATAGTTGCCGTTGACCCACATACGCGCTTCATTTCTTTTCTTCTTAGTCTCTGGGTTGTCCTTATAGTAAAAAGGTCTGCCAGTTTTAGGGTTAATGCGTGTCTGCCCAACTGTTTCCAACTTTGTAATCTCCGGTGAGAGGGCAGTTGAGTTTGTAGTGGAGTCCTGCTGCTTCAATACAGCTGACTGCCAACCGTCCGAAAACCTCTGCTTTCTCTTGCTCGACCTCTGTCTGGATTTCATCGTGTATGTTTCCTATAATGTTGTATTGTATACCCCATATTGTAGCATATTCCTGCAACAAACACAAGGCTTTCTTCATCACTACGGCTCCTGCTGACTGCAATAGACTGTTCAGTGCAGCGTGTTCGGATCGTATTGACACCCGTCTTCTATCCAAGCTAAGAACATAGCCTCTTGTAGCCGCCACTCCAACTCGTTCTCGTAACTCTCTAAGAGCTGGCGTATTTGAGAGGAACTTTTCCTTAAGTCTTGCACCATCACGCTTAGTTCCTCCAACGATACTTCCGACCTTGGAGTCTCCTGCTCCATAAAGGAAAGCGTATATAAAAGTCTTTGCTTGATCTCTAGTGTCAAGGCCCGCAGCCAACTGGTTTGCCGTGTGAATATCTCCATTGAGAATTTCATTAGTATAGTCCTCGTCATTCATGTAATGGGCCAGCATGCGTAACTCTAAACCACTAGCGTCACAACCCACAAGTTTGTACCCTTCTGGCACAGTCCATACATCTCTACATTGCTTGCCGTAAGGCGAGTAGACTGCTGGAACCTGTCCCATGTTAGGGCTTGAGTGTGTCATGCGGCCTGTCACAGCGCCACAAGCATTGACGTACCCGTGTACTCTACCATCATCCTTTACTGAATCTAACCAACTCTGAACCTGTGCTACACGCTTCTGTATCATCAGGTACTCGCCAATCAAAGATGCCTGTGGTATGCCTTCCACTTTACTTAGCACTGCCTCGTCAACGATAGGCTGTCCTGTCTCAGTGAACTGCTTAGGCTTCCAGCCAAAGTACTGGAGGTAACGTCCTATCTGCTGTCGTGAACCCAAGTTAAACACTGGGTAGTCAAGACGGCTGAAGGGTGCGACCACAGTAGTCCATTGTTCACCTAGAAATTTAAGCCCAACAACCGAATGCGTACCATCTTTCTTAATCTTGGGGGTAATCTCTTTGACAAATGTTGGTAACGGTTTGAAAGTTTGTAACACTTCATCTTCAAGGTCATACTTCTTCTCCTTTAGTTCTGCTAATAATAAAAAGGCTTTCTCTTGGTCTAGCTTCCATCCTGCTTTGATTTGCTGCGAGATAATACTTTGTACTCTATGCTCAAGATCAATGCTCTCGCTTCCAAAGCCATCAAGTTCAGTGAGCAATCTCTTGTAAGCCAAGACATTAACTGCAACATCTTGTGAACAGTAGTCCACCATATCCTGCGAATAGTTATCCCAATCACTGTGTTCTCCTTTTGGTTGTCCTAGTATATTGCCCCAGTTCTCCAGCGAATGACCGCCTTCGCGCTGTGGGTTTGCTAGTCTTGACATGACTAATGTGTCAGTAACTTTGCACTTACTGAAGTCTGTATTTAACAATCGTTCTAGCACTGGTATGTCATAGTCAATTATGTTGTGACCTATGACTTCACAGTCACCTAGCTCCTTGATCCAGACACTGAACTGAGCTACCTCTTCCTGTCTCCACACAGTAACGTCACCTGTGGATAACTCTTGAGCCACAATGCACCACACCTTGTCAGGGTTAAGACCATTGGCTTCAATGTCGAATACAAACTGTTTCATTTAAAACTCCGCTTTATCATCCGGTACTGGACAGTTAGTCTCGATCATGCGACCAGACTCCTTATCGTAGTACAGGTAACATGCGGGGCCAGTCAGTCCAACAAATCTATTCTTCAACACACGAACGCAGGTAGTGTTCCGTATCTCAGGGTCAGCGTGTTGCTGATCTCGCTCTAACCCCAGAACTATGTCGCTAAGTTGCGCGATTGCCGCCGAACCTCTGAGTTCTCCCAGACTAATCTTGCCGCCATCCTCATGCGCCTTGGCTCCACTTGGTCTGCGTAGGTGTGACACAAGGAACAACCCCACGCCTGTCTCCTGAACCAGCTTGCGGAGATTGGTCATAATGCTGTCGATTGCCTTACGCTCGTCACCATTGTCCTGATCACTGACAACAATACTGAGGTGGTCAAGGATAATCCACTTGCAGTCCAGTCCCTTAGCCATGTAGCGTATGCGTCCTAGCAGGTTATCCTCATTGGTACTGCCCCAGTGATCGAACATAAAGATACGCCCTGACCCCATCGTCCTGTCCCAGTATCCCTTCTTCTCGTCCTGAGTTACTGTCTTGTCCAAGTGCAGTTGCTTGTTAGCCTCGATAGACATGATGCCTAACGCTGTCTTGGGGATGTCCTCCTCCAGCGCAAGGATACCTATGTTGTCGTCTGTCGCACCCAGTAGGTAATGCTCTAGCTCCCTGACAATCTGTGACTTACCCATGCCTGAGCCTGATGTGATAGTCACAAGCTCCTGCCTGCGGAAGCCGTGGGTGTACTCGTTAAGGCAAGACCATGGGTAGTCAATGGACTTGACGTTGGACTGCTTGATGATCATGTCCCACGTTTCATTACCTGCAACGATACCGTCTGGACGATATGCCTTAGCGTTCCACCACTCCTTAACAAAGTCCTGCACCTTACGAGCCTTGAGCATGTCGCCTGCATCCTTCATGGATAACTCAACATTCTTAGCCTTGTTAGGTGTGAACAGGTCAAGCACTGAACGTGCCGCCTCCTGTCCTGCCTTGTCGCTGTCGAAGCAGATCACTACATTCTCAAAGGACTCTAGCCATTCGAGATTTGCTTTGATGTCTTTGGTTGCACCTGCTGCACCTGATCTGATGGAGACAACAGGCCACTTGCCGTCAAACATCTCGTTGACTGCCAGTGCATCAGCCTCGCCCTCTGTGATCGTAATGTATTTACCGCCACCCTTGAACGCCTGCTGGCCGAACAACGCTGCATTCTCAAAGCCTCCTGTTGCATAGAACGATTTGTTTTCTACTATCCGTACCTTGGTTCCTGTCACCGCACCTGTGTCCTTGTCGTGGTACGGGTAATGATGCTTTACAATTTGTCCGTCTGTGCCGTACTCAACTGTGACACCATAGCGTTGTGCTGTGGCTTGGTTGATACGCCTGTCGGGGATTGCAGCTATTACTCCTGTCATTTCTAATGACCTCGCTGGTTTCTGTTGGATGCTGATAACCTGACCATCACCTCGCTCGTAATGTGAACAGCCGCCCGTGAAACAGACGGCGTGTCCATCAGAGTATCGAGCCAAGTTATCCTTAGAGCCACACGAGGGGCATGGCTCATGTCGGACAAAGGTTGACTCAACTGTCATTAGAAGTCCTCACCGCCATCCTGCTCTGCAACTTCCAGTACCTTGATCTTGTTAAGGTAGGTGGACGTTCCGTGTACAGGGTGGGGCTGACCTTCTGCCCAAAGCAGACGTACCTTAGAGCCGCGACCAATGCGACCAGCAAAGGGCTGACCATCTGCATCCATCACAGGTACATCATATTTTGTACTAAACTTACGTTGCTTAGTACCCTCGTACTCGCGCAGCTTGACACCCATACCAGCCAACTGCTCTGCGGTCTGATCGTCTAAGCTAATGACAACTGAATACTTGCCAGTGGATTGACCCTGATACATCTCGTGGGTGTCTAGGTTTTCAAACGCTATTGTACCTTCTACTACTGCCATAATTACTATCCTTCTAGGTTGTGGTTTGA